CAAGATGTTTCATTAGAAAATGTTTTTTATGATGAAGAGTCTGGTTTGGTTATGGTGTCAGAAGAAGAATCTGTAACAAGTCCAGTTAACGGAAATGAAATGAAGAATATAGGGTTCGTTGAAAAAACGGATAATGAAAAAATGGATATAGTCAAATTCTTAGTAGATAGTGCTAAAGGCATTGATGCTAAGATTAAGAAGGAGGATAATCCTATGGCAAAAAAGACAAAGGTTGAAGAAACCGAAGTTACTAAGTCAGAAGAAATCGCTCCAGAGGCAGATGCCGTAGTTGAAACTCCTGTTGCAGAAGTTACTGAAAAATCTGAAGAGGTTGCAGTAGCAGAAGATACTGTTGAAAAGTCTGAAGAGACTCCAACAGAAGAAGTTGCAAAGGCTGAAGAATCAGTTGAAGCACCAGCAGCAGAAGTTGCAGCAGAAGTATCTAAGTCAGATGAAGCAATTGTTGAAGCAGTTGCAGAAATCAAGAATACAATTACATCAGCCTTTAGCGATTTAGTTGAAACTGTAAAGTCTTTGCAGGCAGAAGTAGAAATGCTTAAGTCCACAAAGGTCGATACAGCAGCAGTAAAGAGTTCACTTGATGCAGTCGCCAAAGACATTGCTGCAACAGTTGAACATGTTGACAAGTTTGGAAAGAGAGTAGACGCAGTAGAAGCAGACACTGCTTTCCGAAAGTCTGGCGATCTAGGCGAGATCGTACAGGATCAACCAGAAATGGTTGAAAAATCCCTATGGGGCGGACGTTTCCTCAAAACAGCCGACTTATTTAGTAATTAATAAGCAGAATCACTTAGGAGGTGACAATATGTCGGAAGAAATTAAGAAAAACCAGCCAGGAGAATCAGGCCAACTCGGTGGAACAACACCAGGTTTATATCAGGGACAGGGTGCATTCGCATCAGGTTCTGAAGCAGGCTCAAACATCCCTGGCAATTATACTGATGGTGGCGCACTAGGAAATATTCCTAACGCTAACCTTGGTGTTACCACTGGTCCTAATGCCGTAAACCCTTCGGGTGATGCTGCAAGCGGAATCCTACGCCCTGAACAGGCACGTCGTTTTATTGACTACGTTTGGGATGCTACAGTTCTCGCTCAAGATGGTCGTCGTGTGACGATGAGAGCAAACACCATGGAATTAGAGAAGATCAACGTCGGTGAGCGTGTAATTCGTGCTGCTGCTCAAGCAGTTGGAAACTATACAAACACTGGTGCTACATTCTCAAAGGTAGAACTTACAACCAAGAAGATTCGTCTAGATTGGGAAGTATCTGCTGAAGCACTAGAAGACAATGTCGAGGGTGGTGCATTAGAAGATCATCTAGTTCGCTTGATGACAAATGCATTCGCAAATGACATTGAAGATCTTGCTATCAACGGTGATGGTACAACCGCACCGTTCCTTTCTATTATGCCTGGCTTCATCAAGAAGCACAAGGATAATGGAGACTCGCATGAAGCAGCAATCACTGTTGCTGACAATGCTTGGACACCTGCAGTAATGCAGGACATCATTCTCGCTATGCCACGCAAGTACCGTGCACTTAAGAATAACCTTAAGTTCTATGTAGGTACAGATGCATTCGCAGGTATCGTTAAGAATAACGGTACTCTTTCAGATGCTATCGCTGAAGCACTTGGCAAGAATGGTAACACATACGCCAACACACAGTCTTACTTAGACGGTGCTGGTCAGACATTCGGTGGAGCACGTACAACTCGTGTTCTAGGTATCGATGTCCAAGAAGTTCCTTACTACCCTGCAGGTTATGTCGACTTGACATTCCCACAGAACCGTGTATGGGGCTTCCAGCGTGATATCGTCGTAAACCGTGAATACGTTGCGAAGAAGGATACAATTGAATATACTGTATTCGTTCGCTTCGGTATCCAATGGGAAGAAGAAGATGCAATCGCATGGGCAGACTCTGCAGCAGATGAATAATCTGTAAGCAGTAACCTTTGAGAGGGGGAAGGGGTTAATTCTCCTCCCCCTCTTAACTTTTTATTATTCTGTTATAATAGTCACAAGGAGGTAAATAATGGAAGAAAACAATAATGCAGAACAACCCCAGGAACTAAATGCTTGGGAAAAGTATAAGTTAGAAAACGATCAGCCATCAACCAATGTTGAGGCGGTTGCTCAAGAAAATAATGTTGAGGCATCAGTTTCTGAAGTACCAGAGTCTTCTGATGCTATTACAACAGCAGATCTTAGCGCATCTTCAAGTGATACAGTTCAGGCTGTAGGATCAATAGAAAATGGCGTTATCGGTGTTGCTGAAACACCACGTCCAGTCAAGCAGGCTGTTAATGCTTCTCCAACGAAGTCAAAAAAGACAGTAGCAATTTACTCTACAAAGAATGTAAGTTGGAGTTCAGTTGGCAAGGTATATCGTGGATACAACATCGTTACACCAGAGCAGGCTGAAAAATGGTTAACACGTAGCCATGTTAGACCTGCTACACCAGAAGAAGTAGCCAAGGAGTTTGGCAACTAAATGGAAGTTCTAAGAGTTCCGCCATATAATTTAAGCGTTATGCTTGATGTTGCTTTAGCAACTACAGAGTATGAATACGCTATTACCGATATGGCGGACTCTTCAGAAACAACTGGTGAAGTTACATCTGATGCATCAGGCAAAGTAACTATCCCATTATCCTCAAAATATGATACTCAGTATAAAGTCACGGTAGACGGAGAGGATACATATGTAGACGTAGTAAGACCATACTCAAACCCAAATGACAATGGATCAACTGCTACAGAAATACAAGCATACAGAAAGAACGAAGAATTAGCAAGAGCAATAATAGATTCGGTTTGTGATGTAGATTTCTATTTTACAAAAAAGACAATTGAGACAACTGGTTTGGGATTAGATTATATTCCTATTTGGGTAAATGCAAAAAAGATTTTAAAGGTTTACGAAAACAATGTTTTAGTTTATGATGCAGATGATGTAGAAAACTCTACATTTGTGTTTGAAATAACTTCTGATGGATCTGCTGTTACAACAAAGTATCCAGATTTGGTTAATCGTAATGAATCAAACCCAATTCTTTATCCTGGATCACCTACAGATTATTTAGATTTTCTTTTTTCAGAACGAGGTTTTCCAAGAGGTTGGGATTATAAGATCGAACTAGAAGTTGGATATCATAAGGTTCCATCAGATATAGTAAGAGCAACAGAGTTATTAATACACGATATTGATTGTGGAAAGTTAGATTATTACAAGAGATATATTGGTTCGTACAATACAGACCAATTTAGAATTCAGTTTGATAAGGCTGTATTTGACGGCACTGGAAATTTATTAGTCGATAAGATATTAGATAAGTATCGTAAACCGATTGAGTTCGTCGGGGTTCTATAATGGTAATATGCGAAACTCCAGACTTCGCATTTCCAATGCAAGCAGATGTTTATCACCCAATAGTTGAACAGGGTATTTACGGAGAAGTTAAAAAGACTTGGATTTTAGATCGCACAATCGCATGTTCCTTTGCTCCAGCAGGTACAGCATTTAAAGAAGAAGTAATGCCAAACATTAATATTACACAGGATAAAATACTACTTGGACGTGCTAAAACAGACATTAGAGTTTCAAGTTTAGAGGCTCGTAACTCAATTACCAATGTTATTATTACAAACATTCGTGACAAAAATTGTAATGAGATATACACAGAAACTTCAGGTCCTCGTGCAGGTAAGTCCACAATATTTGAAATAGCAACACAGGATCCGTTTACAGGACCTTTCGGAAATACAGAATATTATAAATTAATTATTCGTAGATCTGAAAATCAGGCGGTAGATGTTTAATGTTAAGAATAAAGTTTAATAGTAGACAGTTTGAAAAAGAGATGAATAACATAATGAATTATTCAATTGGTTTCATCGATGGAATTGGTCGTGGTAAGAAGGCTATGTATGCAGCACTAGGACCACAAATATCAGAATTAGCAGGACAGTTTGTAGATGCTAACGCAAGAGTATCTCCAGAGTTATTACATCACGTATACGAATGGCACAAAACTGGAAGTCCAGAAGCAAGATTATTTGACATTGACTTTACGATTAGTAACATTGGTCTAACATTCAGATCATCATTAAAACAATCTACATCGATTAAAAATGGATCTAATGTTCCATTTTACAATAAAGCAGAAGTTATGGAAAAAGGTATTGGCGTAACAATTAAACCAACAAAGGCACAGGCATTAAGGTTTGAAATAAACGGAGAAGAAATATTTACTTCAAGAGAAGTTAGGGTTGAAAATCCTGGAGGACAAACAGAGGGACAATTTAAAAATGTTATCTCTAATTTTTTTGGTGTTTACTTTAGACAGTCATTCTTAGAGTCAAGTGGTCTTAAGCAATACTTTAAATATCCAAAGGTTTATTCAAAAAATCTAAATGCAGGAAAGCGTGGCGGTAGATCTGTTGGACTTAAGGCTGGATATCAATGGGTAGCAAATGCGGGGGCAATTAAATGACAGAATCTACATCAGTTTTAAATACACCAGTTTTGTGGATAAACCAATATCTAAAAGAAAAGATTTCAGAATTATCTGGTTTGCAAGATGTTCCATTTTTCCCAACTGGGCCTTCAACTTTAGAAACACTTCAGAACCAGTTTCCAGAAGGCGGTACTATGGCTGTTTGGGATAGAATGTTTAGGATGCGTAGAGGGCCATTCCCACATATTAAATGTGAGCAGTTGCTATATTATTTTTATGCTAGTGGATCAGAGCCTGCATTGCAGATGATCAAAATACAGGAAGCAGTCATGAGATTATTAGATCGAGGAGATGAAAGTGCTCAAGAATTAAATGCATGGGCCAAGGCTAAGGGCAATATTGGAGGAATGGAATGTAAGTTCTACTTCCATGACTTTAAGATTTACCAACTAGAAGAATCACGGGATATAGTCGACTTTGGAACAGCCCGAACATATGCGGGTAATAAGATAATTATAGACTACGACTACCATCAGATGCAAGACATAATAGAGTCAGTAAACTAATAAAAAGGCTGTATAATTGTTAACGAGGAAACACGCCTTTTAATTCTAGACAAATAAAGAGGTGAAATACATGGCATATACACGTGGTACTAGCAATAATATCATCGTTGGTGCAGCAGCACTCTTCACATACGAAGATGGTGTTCTACC